TGCATCATTTTTGCCGGATTCTTTGTTGGCCTGAGGTCTTTTCCCAATGTCTTTTCAATCTCTTTAGTAAGTTTCTGAGGGTAATAAAATTCATCATTCCAGTTTACATTAAGCCACTCCAGGGCCTTTTTTAACTTAGGCATAATACCCTTTATCTGAGAATGCTCTCCCTTCCAGTCAATATGCTGTATGATCCGGTTTTCAGCTCCCTGCTTGTTCCAGGTGTCCAGCATTTCCTTAAACTGATCCAGTTTCTTCATGAGATCCGGGAATTGTGGCAATACCTCTTCATTGAAATATTTATGGAAATTGGGAGCCAACTCAGCAGCCTTGCTTGTTGTCAAACGATATCTCATATATTCGGCAAAACCTTCATGGGTTCTTCTGCCACCTGGTCCCTGTTTATAATCAAGATCTGCCATTTCCTTCTGGATTATCTTATCTGGTGTTCTCCATCTTTTGCCTAATTTCTTTCTGAATGTTCTGTAATCAAGTGAATGTGCAATCTCATGAGTAGCAACTGCCAGCTCTCCCCACTTTTCCATTCTGACAATCTGCTGTTTGGTATAATATTTCCCAGCAGCAGTTTTCCACCTGAAAGTGGCTTTACCCTTGATCGGTATATTGAAGGCATTCTCTGCCCAGGTCATTATCTGAGTTTTATTTATTCTCTTAGGTGTAGCAGGTTCTTTTTCTAATTTTATTCCCTGGGTTCTGGCCAGGAAGTCCAGTGTTTCCTGTCTTTCATCAGGTCTTTCATAAAATGCGGTTTCCTCTTCTGTTATATGTTTATATATATTCCCTGGATTTTTATCTGTTTCCCTTTTAATACCTTCGGTAATCTGTTCCCAAACATGCTCATATATATAACGGTTTGTCTCTTTTAATCCCCGCATTTCTTTATTGAAAGCCTCTGTAAATTCATCCTGGGACATATCTACTGCATTTTCCCTGATTTGTTCTACAATTAGGGCGATTCTCTCTTTTTCATTTTTTTCTTTCTCTCCTAACATTTTCCTTACATTGACTTCTGAATTAATATCATATAAATGTTTTCTTTCCTCATAATTAAGATATTCCATAATCTTATCTGCTTGTTTTACTAACCATTCTTGGTATTCATGTACATCCTCTTTGCTTTCGACCTGGTGAGAGAATATTTTTTGGATTAATTCTTTTGCTCTTTCAACATCTTTTTTAATATCTTCCGGAGCTTTTTTTACATCCTTGGCCATATTTGCCGGCAATTCTTCTACCCTGATAGGCATGAGCATTCCAACAAACTCATCCTTACTGTAAATTCTAAGTGGTTCCTCAGGATGGAAAGTGCCTCTAAATTCAGCATCAGGGAATTTTTTCATTATATAGTCATAATATTCAGCAGAAATTGCAGTATAGTTATCAAACCATATTAATGGATTGTTTACTATATCATCATGAGGATTGGTGTATAAAACTGGTTCTATCTTTTTATAAGTAGGTATTATCCCATGCTGATTTTTCTGTATTGCAGCCACTTGTTCAAAATCAGGCTTTGCCTTTTCATTGATCTTAGCCTTGCCCTGTGGCTTGCCTTTTAGCAAAAAATGAGAATTACTATAAAAATCTTTTCCATCTACCTGGCCAGTTAAAAAACCATTTCCGCCAGGTGTATTCTTGGATAGCTGATAATCTGTTAGTATCCTTGGCTTTTCTCTCATGTCAAGTGGTATTCCAGCCTGTTCAGCTGCCACTCTCTTTTTGATTGCATCTGCAACCTTTTTACCCTTTTCAGTTAATACAATTTGATCTTCTTCAAGATAACCTTTATCACGCATCATTTGTTGTGTTTTTTCTGTTATAGTACTGGGTTCAAGATGAACGACAACCTCGCCATCCCCAATATCTTCCTCAACCGATTTTTCCAGCATCTCCCTTTCTTTTTTAGTTAAAGGAGGAATTTCAGGTAACTGTGTTGGTGCCGGTGTTTCTACTTTCTTTTTAACCGGAGTTTCCTTAACTGGTTCGGGCTTTTTCTTAGGCTTTTCTTCTTTGGGTTTTTCCTCTTTAATCTCTGGCTTGTTGACTTCTTCCGGTGTGTATTCCAGATCATGGATATCAAACTTAGATTCATCATTTATGGGCATTACCAGGCCTACTGTCTCACCTTTTGACTTGATAACAATAGGTTTACGAAAATCATCTTTTTCTCCAGTTAAATGTAATACATAATCCGGGATGAATTTTTTAATAAGTGATAATCTATCAGTATCAATCAATACCTGTTTATCGCCATCACTGAAACTTGTTGCTTTTACGCCATTATCCTCAATTATGTAATGGCCCTGAATCTGAGCCGGTTTCTCATGTATTTCATTTGGTTTTGGGTAAGCCTCATCAAGTTCTTTCCTGGTGAAAGAAGTTTCTCCTCCTACTTTTTTCTTCATTCCTTCTATATAGTCATCTGCAGCCTTTACAGCATCTTCATGAGAGACATTGGCTTTTTTGTAATCCCTGACAAGTCCTTGCTTTATCTTTTTTTCCATCTCCTCTATTATTTTGGGAACAGCTCTTTTGCCCTCAATAAGGATGTGTGCATCTGTGATAGCACCTAAATTATAGGCAGTACCTAAAACCTTTCTATCCCATTGGTCAGTTGGATTATATTTCATGGTTAGTCCTTTTTCCTGTCTGCCTATGGTGTCTATATATTCTCCCTTTTTGTCCGGGATAACTGCTTTGGCCTGTTCTATTACTTTTCTCTGCTGGGCTTTGGTTAATTTATCGAATCCCTTGCCATATTCATGCTCAGCTTGTTCCTCAAGTTTTACCTTGACATCCGGGAATTTTGGTTTTGTCTTTGGTGTTTCCTTCAATTCCGGATATTCTTTCAGCACTTCATCCGGTACCGGTTTGCCTTCTTTGAGAGCTTGTGCAACCTGTGTTTTATGGTACTGCAAATAATCATTTTCTGTACTACTAACAATCCAGCCTTCTGTTGGTTTAAGTGAAGCTTGTTTCATTTTTTCTGCATCACTTAAATTATTCCAATCCTCTAACTGTTTTTGATATTGTTCTTCACCTTTTTGAATACCTAATTTACTGATTTCCTTTCTGGTCATTTGCCAATATTCTTTAGCTGGCTTAACCTCTTCCTTTTCCGGTACTTTTACTTCCGGTTTTTTAGGCTCTACCTTCTTCAATTTGTTTTCTATTTTGTAATAGTCTGCCAATGCTTCTTGAGGGACAGGTTTGTTTTCTGAAAGAGCCCTTCTGATTGCCCGGTAATACATCTCATCTACAGATGTTATTAATTCTCCTGACTTGACATTTATTTGAAACCATTCATGAGGCACATCTTCAGAATACCTATGGAATGGATGTTTTATAAATTCATCATTACCCAGGGCTTTATATAATTTGCTTGATACATTACCAAATTCACTTCTTGTTAATTGCCAGGGTTCCGCAACCGGCTTTGTCTCTTTTTTCGGCTTAACTGGCTCCGGTTTTTTAGGCTCTACTTTCAACTTTTCAAGAAATTCTACAGGAATACCATGCCCTGTTAATTCCTGCCCGGATTGATTCTTACCAAAATAAACATCAACTAAAGTTTCTCCTTTTGGTGTAGTGTAAACTTTCTTTATTTCGCCTTCGGTACCTTCCGGGATATCCCGGTAAAATCTGTTGTATCGGACTTTTTCACCTAATTTAAAAGGAGCTTTTGGTTCTACTTTCAGCTCAGGCATCTTTTCTAATTCTTTCTCAACAGTTGCCTCTATTCTTGCCATTACCTCTTTTGCAATATCCGGCACTTTCATATCTGGTTTTTTAGCAGCAGTCTTTAATTTTTCCTGGGCATAACTCTCTATATCTTTTGCCACCTTGGGTAATATCTTTTCCCGGATTTCCGGTATATTTATTTCCGGCTTTTTAGGATCAATTTTATACTTAGGTAATTCCCTCTCAATTACTGCATCTATCTGGGTTTCAAACTCTTTTCTTGTCTTGGGTATCTTTACTTCCGGGAATTTGGGCTCCACTTTTTGAGGTTCTGGTTTAATCTCAGGTTTCACTTCGGGAGTTTCAGGTTTAACCTCTGGCTTAATTTCTGTCTTGGTTTCCGGCTTGGCTATTTCTTCCTTGGCAATCTTGAAGTTTCTTTCTGCTATCTTTTCCTGTGTCCTTCTGCTTATATCAACACCGCTTAATTCTCCAGCAATACCTAATAAGGCCCATGGAGCAGTAGCTATAAATGTTCTTAAAGTAGTTTCAGGTATATTTGCTAAAATTGATCTGTTTTCATCAACCGTTCTAACGGTAGCATCCTGGATAGCCCCCTGGACTATCTCTTCTAAATTTTCAGCACCTTCAATTGTTAAGAATGTTTTTATCCCTTTTGCAGCCACACTCTGGCCAACTCTCTTGCCTACCTCTTTGGATATATTTCTTCCCAATATCTTCTTAAATGGTGATGATACTGAGGCCAATAATGGCAGATCTCCCATTACTTCAACCGCAGCAATCACTGCCCCGATTGGTACTGACAATTTAGCTGCATCCTCTTCTGAGGCACCGCTTTGTACTAAATCTTCATATAAATCCTGGGCCTGTGAGGGATAGGCCACTGCCAGTCCTGTTGCCATTCCAGCTAACGGATTACCAGTTGCAACAGTTCCGGCTAATGTAGCTCCCATTATACCTATTGTGAAAGCTGCCGATTCAGCAGCAACATATCCCCAATATCCGGGATCCAATAATAATTTAGGATTTTTTTGGACATTCTCTATTACCCCGCCTTCCCATTCCGGCCTCGGTATTAATTCCGGATGGTCCTGCAGCCATTTCTGATAATTCTCTTCTGCCTTCTGGTATCTATCTTTGTAGGCATCCCTTTTTTCTGCATTTACCTCATTCATCTTTGCTATCTGGCTATCAGTTATCCCATGTTGCTTATACACTGCTGCCTCTTCCGGAGTTATAGTATGAAAGATTAAGTTTGGCAGTGCAGAATTGAAAAACTGCTTTGACCTGTGTGTTAAATTAGCAGCACCCAGTCTGAAGGCATCCCAATCATCTTTTATTGCACTCTCCTCGATATATTTCAAGGTTTCAGCTTCAGGTCCCTTGATATTGCTTTCAATCCATTTATTATAATCAGCAACATTCTTACTGTAATTCATGATTTCATTGTTTAACTGCTCATGTAATGTCTCATACTGTTTGGTAACAGGATTTACTTTATTTAAAAGAGCATTGCCCTGTTCTGCCAGGCTATTGTATTGATTAATAAGATTATTCTGATGTTCCGGAGGTGTTGCATTTATTTCTGCTCCCAGCCTGTCTATCTGGCTTTTTATTTTGCTGTACTGCTCATAATAAGTATTGATCTGGTTTTCCAGCTCATGATATTTTTTGGCCATGGTATCAAGATTACTCTCCTGGAGTTTTATATCTTCCAGCTTAGGTGCAGATATTTCTACCTTGGGTACTTCGGATTTAACTGATTGGGAAGGAGTTGTCTCTGAAGTAACAGGCGTTTCTTCTTTCTTCTGCTGAACAAGATCCGATAATCCCCAGCCGCCACCAAAACCACTTCCCATTTGCGGTGTTTCAGGCTTTACAGGTTTTTCCGGAGTAGTAAATCCCAATTCCTCAGATGTCTTTATATTGTTAAATATCTCTTCAGTTGTTTTTATAATTTTTCCCATTTACCATCACCAATATATTTCCAGGCATTACCCTGTTCGTCATGCTTGATCTGCCCTTTTCTAAAACCATGTTCATCAGTTGTCCAGGTAGCAGGGCTAAACAGATTAAACCCGGATGTTTCCTCAGGCACTTTCTCTGTCTCAACTTTTTCCGGTGCATTCACATCAATACCTATCTGCAAGAAATAATTTTCTATCTCTTTTTTCTCTTCCTGGGATAACCCGGCTTTTTTGATATTGTAATTTTTCAGTATAGTTTTCTTATCTTCTGCTGTTAATTCAGCTCCCTGGTCTATTACCTGTTCTTTAATAAACTCAGGTATAATCCCGGTATCACCAAACAGAAGGTCATTTGTCCTGGATTTTTTAGCTGTTTCAGTCTTATCCTGTAAAGATTCAAAGGTAATCCCACTCAGGTCATAACCAAACTTCGATTGCATAGTAGCCTTTTGCTGTTCAAAGACTGTCGGATCAGTAAATTTGCTTAAATAGCTGACAACCGTGTTATAATCAGGCACTCCCAATTCTTTTGGCTTTTCTGCAGGCTGCTGAAACTCTACCCCTTCCAATCCCAATGAAGCAGCAGTACTTTTTGCTATCTGTGATTGCACATCAGCAGGTGAAGAAGTATAGAAATCCCAGGTAGATACTTTCTGTTCCTGGGCAGGCTGCTGTCTTTTCATCAGGTTGGTATGGGCCTCTAATACTCTTTTGCCCTCTTCTGTCTGGATCCATTTCTGGATATCGTTAAAAGCAGCATCAATATTCTCCGGAGATTGCCCGGCTGTCCACTGAGACCACATGTCCAGCATCTCAAAATCCTGGTTCACCTTCTTTGTGTGCATATTCTGAATATCATTATGGGTATTTTTAATTAAACCCTGTACTTCGTAACCGGCTGCAAGGTAAGCTGCATTCAATTTTGCCATTTCATCATTACTTAATACCTTGTCAGCAGTGAACTCATCTACCATGTTTTTATATTCCAGGGCAGCATCTTCAATAGCCTTCTGTTTCTGTTCAAGCTCCTTCTCTTTTTGTTCCTTCCATTTTTGTTCTTTTTTCCGCATACCCATGTTAAAACCAGATTCTAATCCTTCTCCTAAACCCTGGAGAAAGAATCCGCCTGTACCTGCCATTTAAACCACTTCCTTTCCAATCTTCTTATCAATCACCGAGCATCTGTGATAATATCCATATTTTCCATACTTCCTGATTACTGCCTTAGGATTTCTGTGTGTTGTGAAACTTATCTTATCTGCTTTCATTTCTTTTGCTTTTTCCTCAATCAGCTTTATATACTGTTCAGTCAGTAAAGGATAATGCTTATCTATATACATATAAATCAAAAATAAAGTCATATCCCCTGTCAGATCTTCCTGTAAGAGTAAAACCGCACAACCGGTCATCTTATCCTGGTCATAACTTACAAAAGTCCTTACCCTGTCAGTTATATTCCCTGCCCCCATCAGTCTAAGCAGAACCTTCTCACTTATCCTGCAATCCCTGGTTTCCTTGATCCTGTTGCATACTTCTAATAATTCGTTTATTTCCAATGTTTCTTTTATATCCATCAGCTCATCCCGAATATTCCGCCAATAATAGCACCAATAATACTACCGGCTCCTTTAGATGCAGCCTGTTTATTGGCAGCTTCCAATTCCATTTCTGTTACTTCGAGCATGGTTTCTTTTTCAAATTTGGCTATTTCCATATTGTAATAATGGGCCAGTGCCATATTCTGCTGTTCATAAGCCTGCTGTACTGATAATCTATACAAATTTGCCTTCTGTTCCCATTCAAGCAGTTTCGGCTGATAGGCCTTCCAACTCTCCTCACTCAGGTAGCTGACAAACTGAACACTCATAGCCAGGGAGTTTTCAAAGGAAGATAATTTCATAAGGGCATCCTGGATTTCCACATCACGCATAACATTGGCCAGTGCTGCAGTCCCCTTTGCCTGAGCCTTCATTCTTTCACTGAAGGCCAGCCCGGAGTTAGACATTCCTTTTGCTGCCATTTCATCTTCCAGGTTCTTGATTGACTGAGCAGTCGAGGCATTGATTGTCTCAGCTTCCCTCAGATACAGCTGCTCTTTAGTCTTTTCATCCATGCCAATTCCGCCCTGGTCCAAAATATCTTCTAAATGCCCACCGATCTTCTCCTGCCAAGCTAATACTTCCGGTGATGGCTTGTATGGAGGAGCTGCTGGCATACCACCTGCAATATTACCACCACATGTTCCACCTGGTAGATTAACCTTAGGTATAGTTGGAGTTTCTGCTGATGGCCAATTTATACTTGGATCTTGTCCAACTAAACCACCACCTTGGGTTGGACCACCAGCACCTTCCCCCACTGCACCGCCACTCCATTCCTGGGCATATTGCTTTTTCTTTGCCAGAGTTAAGCTGCCCCAAGGATTAGAGCGTTGATATCCCGGATATTTCGCAGCATACCAGTCTTTTAAGGCAATGTATTCACCCCAGTCTTTTAGTCCTAATTCCTGTACACTATTAGCCATCTAAACCACTTCCTTTATTTTGAAACTTTCTCTTTGTCAGTCTTTACTTCCGGCTTATAATTCTTCACCAGTTTAATCGCTGTTTCCTTTAAACTTACCCATGCAAACTGGCTTAGTCTGTTTCCAGCTTCCTGTCTATAAAATTCTTCAAATAATCTTTCTAAATCATTCGCTAATTTGTCCATAAATTCTCCTTTATGATATAGTTACCCAAGCACTACCATTAAAGTATTTCAATACACCATTTACTGACCGTAACCCACCAGCAGCACCTTTATCAGGGTCAGGTAATTTTAAGGTACTATTATCAAAATCCCAATATGCACTGCCATCAGATATTTGAACTCCACTATCACTCGTAAGACGAAGAGGCATATTTGTACAAGCAACCTGACCAACTGAAGCACCTAAATTAAATTGTAACTTTGCACCAGTTGACCTTGCTAATATAATCCCATTAAGACGGGTATCATACATGTGTATTCCACTATCCCAAAAATAAATATCATAATTCGTATTATAACCAACCCAGAGTTGCGAAGTCTTTATGATTCCAGAAGAGACAGTACCTAATGTTGCTGTAATTGCACTCAAAGAACTAACATTTATTTTATCAGCAGTTATTGCATCTGCTGCTATCTGATTTGCAGTGATCGAGCCTGTATAAATCTTTCCACCGTCAATATAGGTTACTGCCCCTGTCTTTGCCCAGGCTGCAATATTGGAAGAAGCAAGCCCACCTACTTTATTGGTGTCAGCTGCAGTATTATCACCTGTTACATCTGCATCATCTGCCGGTTTGTGTCCGTCATCACCCAAACTGCCCCAGTTAAAATCACTGGCTTTATTGGCAAGAACAATTGAATTGGCATAAATCTTCCCGCCATCAATCATAGTTACATCATTGGTGTGTCTCCAGGCTTCAATATTGCTCTTTGCAGTGCCATCAGTAAACATCCGGTCAGTTACACTGGAATCCAACCCTGCCACAACAATCTTACCTGCTGAGATACTGGTTAAGGCCACTTTCCCATAATTTGAACCGTCCTTTATATCATCCAAATTACCTATTGCTTCAGCTAAAAGGATCTTGCCTGCTGAAATAGCAGTTACCTTCACCTTCCCATAGACATCACCGTCTAAAATATCATCCATATCTCCAACTGCCTTGGAAAGCAGGGGCAATGAATCCTGAACCGCTTCGGATAAGATTTTACTGTATCTTTCACCATCAGAAATGTCATCCATTGTTACCCCGGCCACTACCTCAGTAATAGTATGCTTCCATGCACTGTCATCCATATCACCCGGTAAAATACCCAAACTGGCATTATCACTCATCTCTACAATTTTCCGGTATAATTTTTCAACTTCTTTTCTCAGTGCATTGTATTGTTCTGCTGTTATTTCCGCCATTTTAATTCCACTCCGCTGGATCAGATTCCAAAACAATCTGATACCCCTGTATTTCAAAATAATACTTGTCGTTTATTCTTGGCCTGACCGTAATTTCTCTTGCTCTTTGTCCGCCCATTGGCAACTTTACCCGGTACCACTGTGTTGTATTGGCTTCCATAGTAAAATCCCTATAAGTTTCACTGGCATTATCGAGCTGATAATAAATCCTCAATCCAGTCCCGGTAGTTGATTTCACCTTTACATAGACATCATAGAACTGCTTATAGGTATCCGGATTTCCAAAACTCAATGGGCCAATCGTGTCATACGCCTCAATAGAACTACCTGCATCATCCAGGCCATTGAATAAATCATAAATTTGCCCCTCAGAAACAGATCCGGCTTTTAAACTGTTTTCCCCTGCCTGGTCCCAAACTGAATAGACATTAAAACCAAAATTATAGATTCCATAGCTGCCATCCCTGAAGTCATACCAGAGTGTTTCATTATTTACTGTGCTGGTTCCCTTGGGATATGAAACCATGTAGACATGATTGAAGAAGCAACTGCATGATTTCCCGATATAAGTTTGATTGATATTGGCCAGCAAATATTCACTTACGACCCTGTTTAAATCTTCTACAGTATCAACATTAAGGATCTTTAATCCTTCACGGCTAAGAAAAACAATATAGTTGTAGCAATCAACCATTGTTCTCGGTGCATAACATCCATCTGATGAATAGGAATCTCTAAACTGGAAATAGCTGGATGAATTAACCCTGGCAGAAGTGCCTAACAATCTTTCTACACTCTTTTTGGTAGCCACCTGCAGGGTATGGAGCTGATTGGCCAGCCCGGTAATTTTCAGCATATTGGTTACTGCAATATAATAATTTGCAGGAAAATGCTCGTAATACCTCTTGCTCCAGTACAGATTTTCTTTAGTTGCCAGGAATATCCTTCCACCCCTCTTTAGTATCAAATGAGGTGCTGCAGGAGGCAGGTCATGATCCAGTTCATGGTAATACAAGAGTGAATTTTGAGTAACCAGAACAGTATCAGCCTGGGTACTGTCATAAGATGTCGCTGTGTTGTTTTCTATTTCAGCATCCAGGTAATATGCCCCGCCATCAGCCAAAGTTCGGTATACCCTCCGCTTGGCAATATCATAATCAGAACCGGAATAGACCGGGATTGTAACCGTAATCTTCTGATCAGCAGTAACAGTTATGGCACTTGAGGCATCAGACGGATTCCCTTCATTACCATCACTGTCAACATAAGTTACCCTGAATCGGTAATCACCTTCTGAAAGGTTACCACCTGATCCGGGAGTTCCAGAAGGTGCAGAACCAGGTACAGGCACACCGGCATATAAAACCGTTGTTCCATTTGTTTTCATCAGGTTTTCAGCACCATTGGCAATAAAGCAGCGGTCAATCCAGTCCATAAAATAGGTATCTGCCTTGTCAGTCAGCCCGGTTATCAGTTCAGTCCCGGCATTGCCAGCTTCATCAGAGAGTTTAAAAATCTTTGTTCCACAGGTAGCAAAGGTAAATTTATTGGTTTCACTCTGCGTATAGAACCGGTGCAGTCCGGTAATAGGAGCAGTGCCTAATGTATTAGTGTTGAATTTGACATAACCTGAACGCTTGACTAAGTTGCCCTGGAAATCATAATTCATGTTTACTATTCCATTAGCCTTCCTGGGCAATTGCCTTAGTTTTACATCAGCAAATATATCAAAATCATTGCCTACTCTGAATATAGTTTTCGCCATTATTTACTCCTATTCAATTTGAGAATGATCAGGCCAGCACCTTTGCCGGTATGAACGAGCCAGGTTCGATTCAGGGATTAATCCGTAATCCTCATCATCAGAAGCCAAAAGCTCTTCCTTCATATCTTCCAGTCCCTGCCAGAATATGCCCACCTTTGGGGCAAGGTAATAGGCATGGCTATTCATATCTTTTTTGACTTTCCAGCACATCCCGATAGCATAATCCACCAGCAATGAACGGTAGCCAATAGTCCGGTAATCCCCTTCAAATGGAGCCGGGTTTGTTGCATCTGCCAGTTCAGTTGGCATTCCAGAACCATAAATCCTGATGGTATCACCAGCTGATATCTGACGGTCAAAACCAATCATGTCCCCTCTAACATAATACTGAGAAGGTGTCCCTGTTCTCTCCAGCCAGTCCGGATCAATTGCCTTCAGTTTCTGAATGCTTACAGGTACACATGCCCGATCATTGTAATATACTCCGCCATCATCAATTGCTATAAAACCGGAAGGCACTCTTATCTCCCGGTCATCTATTATTGTGGCCTCTCCTTCTTCTGGAGCTCCTGTTACCAGCGTTGCAGTCCAGAGATTATTCACCAGGTGCAATTTGGCACTTACAATCTGATGGGCCTTTTCCAGTTGTCTTTTTATAAAAGTATCAGTCCAGAAGTCCTCAGAGCTTTCATTAACCTGGTCCCTGACATCTGTTACCAATTCTGTTAAATTAGACAGTATACTCAATTACTTCACCTTCTTTTTATCCTGCTGTTTTGGTGTCATACATGGTTCACTTGTTCTTTGCTTTATTATCTGTAATTCTGACCTGATATCAGCAAGACTATCCATAATCTTTTTAATTGCCGGATCAAAATCATAATCACGGTCTACAGGCATTGCCATATTCTTACCCCCTTTCTAAATGTGTTTATACTGAACCAGAACCATTCCAGCATTCCAGTCAATATACAGTCCTTCGTCAAAATATTGCCCCTCAGGGCCAAAATCAATCGAATCATGAAAAACAGTTGCAGAATTACCCAATGTCCAGACTAATTTTCCTTCTGTTTTACTGTCATCCTTTTCATCGTAAATGTCCGCTGTAGTTGCTTCTGTATGGTATAAATCAATCCTTTTGACTTTACATGGCCCGTTACAGACAATAGTATCTGCAGCAATCTTTAATTTTTTCCACATAATTAATCACTTGCCTTTCTTCCTGGTTTTTTCTTTTGACATGATAATCCTGGCAGCAGCCTTTGCCTTGGCCTTGCTATCACAACACTGTTTAGTTGTGCCATTCTTTCTTACCAGGCAGTATTTATTACCACGCTTTCTTATCGTATAGGGCATTGCTTATCACCTTACTCTACTGTTAATGTTATTTCACTCTTGGTTGCACCTGCAGCACCTGCTGCTGTTGATGGGCCGGTTCCTGTGTTTGCTGCTCCAGCAACACTGTGTCTGTGTGCCTCATATTTAGCCTTGAATTCTTCCAGGTCAGTCTTGATCTGTAACAGGTATTCATAGAGCTCTCCCTGTCCAAATCCCTCAGCCATCTGCTTTTTAGGCTCATTTGTAATTGTTAAGAGACTCTTAGTCGTTGCAGCTGCTTTTGCTCCGGTTGACGGACCTGTTCCTGTGCTATCATCACCCACTGCACTGTGTCTATGATCCTCATATTTACTCTTGATTTCATCAAAGTCATCACTGATTGCCTTTAAAACTGTCCATAATTTCCCGGTAAAACCCATTCCCAGGCCTTTTTCAATTACTATGCTCGAAATACTCAGATCTATCACGCTGGCAGTTGCAGCAGCCTCGATTGCTTCAGTTGATGGAGCAGTCCCTGTACTGGCTGCACCGGCAACACTATGGCGGTGATCTTCATATTTTGACTTTATCTCTTCCAGATCAGTTTTAATGGCAACAAGCAAACTATATAATTCTCCTCTTCCAAAACCTTCAGCCAGTGCTTTTGTTACTTTAGCCATAATTCACTCCTTGTTCCGGGAGGGCAGAAATAAATCCACCCTCCCTTATTGTCATTCAGTTATACATCTGTTGGGACATTAAAGATGTTTACAATCCGTCTACCATCCAACACTACCGGGCAGCATAATTCATACCAGCCCATAGTTCCAAACATAGCCAGCGGATTGTTAGGATCAGCCACTGGGGGGCAGATGTAGAATTTTCTGTTAACTCCCTTAACCCTGACATTTCCGAAAGCTCCCTTTCCAAAGATAGAAAGAACATAAACTGCTCCTGATTCCACATAAGTTCCGATTGTTCCGGCAGTATGCCTGTAAGGTGTAAGGTTCTTGTGAAATCTTATTCCGTATAGTTCTCCTTCCAGGTTTCTGAAAAGGTTTTTAGGTGCAGCATAATGCTGGGCATTAGTCCATTCAGAATCTCTCTGGAAGTCATATTTCTGCAGTGGATCATAAGAAGCATGGTAAAATCCATCATCAAATGGTGGTGTTCCGGCAGATTCCAGTAAAGCCACTGCTTTTCTGATAAGTTCAGCGGTTACCTTGTCTCCAGTAGTCATTCCGGCAGTTGTGCAAAGCCTGATGATGTCATTTGCTTCAGGTGCATGGTCCAGGGCAGCAACAACCGCTTCAGTTGTCGGATTGGTTGCATCACAGGTAAATTCCCTTGACAGTCCTGCATTCTTTCCGGTCATGAATACCACTACACCGGTATCACCATTGGCCAGTCCACTCATTGCTCCAGTCCACTTGATCCTGGTTGTTGTGCTTCCGCTTGCGATTGGTCTTGAACCGGATTCGTTGGCATCACCATCAGCCCTGATTCCGATTCCGCCTTCTGCAATCTTTTCCCAGATCAGAGAATCAACGGTAGAGGCAGCAGCTTTTCCCATTTCGAAAGCATTCTCAGTAAGGTTCTTATCCATATTGGTAATCCAAAACTTTTTGGATGGCTTGATATAGTCTCCATATTCCAGCACCGTAGCCTTAACTGTATTTCCATAAGTCTTGGTTGCATTTGGATTTTCACCTTGCGTTAATGGTGTTCTCTTTTTCGCATAAGGTGCTACCCTGGTAAATTCTACCTGTTCACCTTCATTAACCGGTATATCCGTATTCTTCTGTCTTTTTGCAAATTGGTCTAATACAACATAGTTATCCTGTCCTTCCAGGAATTTCCCGTTGTAATAGAGCTTATTCAATTTATGACTTGTTGTTATTGTTCCATAGTCTGTAAATGCCATAAGAGGTCATCTCCTTTGTTTTTAAAGTATTATTATTTTTGCCCCTTATGTTTTTTACCTGGCTATGATTATTTCCGTTTTTCCATGTCAGCCATTACCTTTTTCCGGTACTCGGCATCTTCTTCAAAGCGTTCTTCATCATAGGCAGGAGACGAACCCGCTCCTTGCGTTTGCAGATCGGATAGTCCGATATTCCCGGCTTGCTTTTGAGTATTCGTCTCTTCCAAAAGCTCCTGCTTTATCTGCTCACGCATTTGTTCCTGCTGTTTCTTGCTCAGCTGAGAATACTCACTGGCTGACATATCATGAAAGGCCTTTTCATAGGCATTAGTCCTGTATTTCACAAAATAATCAGGATTCTTGTTCAGAAATTCCTGGACCGCCTTCCGGTCAAACTTAACCGGCCAATCCTTGTATTTCTCTTCAAGCTGATTATAGAGCTGTTCCTTGCCTTTTTTGGCCCGATCCTCATAGTATGGGCTGATCATGGCATGAATGTAATTCTTATTCCATTCGGATAACTTCTTCAGGTAATCATTCATGGCATTTATTGCCTTGGTCGGATCATCATAATAATCTGCTTCAGTGATATTGGGAGCCTCAGGCTCTTCCGGTAATCCCTTAATCTGCTGTGTCTGTTTGATATTCTGTGTTTCAATCTCTTCGATTTTCTTTCTGACTTCAGATTGTTCTGCAAGCTGTTTGTTCAACTCTTCAACCTGGCTTTTCAGGGTTCCCAGCTCTGTTGACCTGGATTGAATGTATTTATCCTTTTCCTCGATCATCTTCACCAGCTCTTCCGGTGTCTTGCCTTTATACCTTTCCGATATCTCTATTTCACTTTGTGTATTCTCTTTCTGAGTATTCTCATTTTGCTCATTCTGTTTGACTGCTTCCCGGATATTGACATTCTCTTCTGATTCCGGCAGCTCGATTCCATCTTCCTCAGCTGCCATCTTCATGTAATCCGGCTTTTTCTGAGGTTCCACTTTTGGTTTTGTCTCGATCTTCCCTTCTGTGGGGTGTTCCTCCTGAGAGGCTTCCACTTTCTCGGGGGTGTTATCTTGCTTTACCATTAGTGTTTTTCTCCTTTCGATTTATTTTTTCTAATTCCTGCATGTCATCTTCAGCAGAAATCTCTGTATTTTCTATCATTTCCCTGAAATCCTTGATCCATCTGATTAATCTTCTTGCCCCTTGTATATCTGACAGGTCCTTATTCTGGTCATCTTCCAGGATATCCTGGCATTCCTTCAGTGTTTCATCCATATAATCCTCGATTATCTTCCAGCCCTTGCTGTTGGTAATGGACTTCAGGCTGCTGGCCATAGCAATTGCCTGTATAAGTTCAATTTTCTCGTTGGTTTCTTCCATTTCCGTTCCTTTCCTCGAGCTTCCTGTAATAGATCTTCAGCTCTATTCTGAATCCCAGGTCTTTGTAATTCTCCAGCAGTTCCTTCCCAATCTCCCGGGATTTCTCGCTTATATATTCCTGGAGTTCCTGCTCAAACATATAAACTAAAGGATTTTTACCCATTAGACCTTCCCTTCAGCAACCGGTTTTTGTCCACCTTGTGGCAATGACTGGGGCAAGACATTGCCACTTAGTGGGTTCCCAGTTGCGGGGGTAACCGGCTTTTGCCGGGAATTATTGCTTTCTTTCTCTCTCTCTTTTCTGGCCTTCTCTATAGCCTCCTGCAATTCCCTGTCTCTTTTGAGAGAGGGGATCAGTTTTTCAATATCCTTAAAGCTGAACCTGTCAGCTATTCTCTTGCATATTTCCCTGATATCCATAACCATTTCCATCATTGGCTTACCATCATCTGTGTAAAGTT